GGCCCAAAATAATTTCATTATGGGTTATAATGTAACACATACACAGGAGGGATTATGCACAATTTTTTATCATTTAATAATTTGAGAGCTTGGTCACATTTAGAAACGGAGGAATTAGACGAAGTTTCAGAATACTTCGAGTGTATATCATACTGTGATGCAAACGATAAGAGTTGTATCAGAGAATGTAGATTAGTTTTAGATTAAGTTCAGAAAACCGAATAGAATTAGGAGGGGTTTCACACCCCTCTTTTTAATGCTTGCGTGTATAATTAGTAGTGTACGCTTCGGGTACACAATTCACACTCGCTTAATAAGGAGAACCATGAACACACTAGCAAGATACCATGCTGCAAATCTTCCAGATCTTTTTGATAAGATTACCAAGAACAGTATAGGGATGGATGATTATCTGAATAGTTTTTTTAATTCAGATGTCCCACAATCAAATTATCCACCATATAATTTAATACAATTAAACAATCATGAGTCGAAACTCGAAATTGCCTTGGCTGGGTTCAAGAAAGATGAGCTCAAAGTCTTCACGGAGTTTGGAAAACTACATGTACAAGGCAAGAAAGAAGAATCAGAAAATGTTGGAGAATTTGTCCACAAAGGATTGGCCCAACGTTCCTTTGAACGGGTCTGGACGGTCACCGATGATACGAAGGTTGGATCCGTCAAGTTTGAGGATGGATTATTAACCGTGGAACTAAATAAGATAGTACCAGAACATCACGCTCGTAAAGAGTATCTTTAATTATGGCTTTATCCGAACAAACATTAGACCATCTACTTGAAGCAGAAGGTAGTCTCAGAGCAGCAGTTAGATCTGCTTCGATGAATGAAAAACCCATAGTGGTTACTCAACTATCTCAATTGCTTATGGACATTGAACGTGTTAGAGAATTTGAGAAACTGCAAGATATCGTAGATGCTGAAATTGAGAAGAAGAGAGAGTCTTGACAGACTCTCTTTTTTTTATTATAATATAAGGAGGTAACTATAGATTATGACGGTTAAACTGCTGCTCTTAAAATCAGGAGAGGACATTATTACGGATGTCACTGAAATGGTTGTAGGAGAAGATAATGAAAGGAAAGTAATTGGATATTTTTTAGATAAACCTTGTATCATTAAATTGAGAGAAGGTGAAGAAAATCCCGATCAGAAATCTGCGTATAAGATTTCTATGTTTCCGTGGATGCCCCTTTCAGAGGATTCTACTATCCCTGTTCCAGCTGATTGGGTGGTAACAATGGTGGAACCAAAAGATCAATTAAAAAAAATGTATTTGGAGGATGTGGTAGGAAATGGACAAAACAGTGAAGATAGTGGCACTCGTGAATCAGCAACTTCTGATTAGTGAGATAGCAGAAATAGCAGCAGTGGTTCCTGGCGAACCCGATTGTAAACTAATCAATCCTTTTATTATTAAGGAAGAGAATGTATTAGAACCTTGGTTGCTTAATGCGACGAAAGATGATATATTCATGTTAAGTTCTGACAAGATTCTTACTCTTGTAGATCCAACACCCACCTTACTTGAAAAATACATAGACCTTACAGCATGAAATTCTACACCAATGTTCAACTAATCGGAAACCAGTTCTTGGTCCGTGGAGTTGAAAATGGTAGAAGGTATGAACATCGTGATGAGTTTTTTCCTACTCTATTTGTTAAGTCAAAGAAGAAGACTAAATATAAAACATTAAACGGAGAAGCAGTTGAAGCAATTCATCCAGGTACGGTACGGGATTGTCGTGAGTTCTATAAGAAGTATGATGATATTGAGAACTTTGAGATCTATGGCAATGACAGGTATATCTATCAGTATATTTCAGAGAAATACCCAGAGGATGAAATCAAGTTTGACATATCTAAGATTAAACTTGTTACTTTGGATATTGAAACTACGTCTGAGCAAGGCTTCCCTGATGTGGAATCGTGCGTCGAAGAGATTCTGGCAATCACAATACAAGACTATACAACTAAGCAGATCGTTACTTGGGGAAGTAAACCCTTTAAGAATACTAGGAATGATGTAATCTATCATCATTGCCCCACTGAGTATGAATTACTTACATCATTCATAAACTATTGGATGCAAGATGTTCCTGATGTGATTACTGGATGGAACATACAGCTATTTGATATACCTTATATTTGCAAACGTCTTCAGAGAGTTCTTGGTGAGAAGTTGATGAAGAGGTTCTCCCCTTGGGGTCTCGTAAGTGAAGGTGAGATACATGTGATGGGAAGAACTCATACTGTATTTGATGTTGGGGGTGTAACGCAATTAGATTATATCGATCTCTATAAGAAGTTTACCTATAAGGCACAAGAGTCTTATCGTTTGGATTATATTGCTCAAGTAGAATTAGGGCAGAAGAAGTTAGACCATTCTGAGTTTGATACCTTTAAGGATTTCTATACAAACGGATGGCAGAAGTTTATTGAATATAATATAATTGACGTGGAACTTGTTGACCGCTTGGAAGACAAGATGAAGTTGATAGAACTTTGTCTTACTATGGCATATGATGCTAAGGTCAATTATAATGATGTGTTCTATCAGGTAAGAATGTGGGACACCATCATATACAATTATTTGAAGAGGAGAAACATTGTTATTCCTCCCAAGAATAGATCCCAAAAAAATGAAAAGTATGCAGGTGCTTATGTCAAGGAACCGAAGCCAGGAAAGTATGATTGGGTGGTCAGTTTTGACCTTAACAGTCTGTATCCTCATCTTATTATGCAGTACAATATTTCCCCAGAGACCCTCAGGGAAACTAGACATCCCAGTTCGAGCGTTGAAAGGATCTTAAACGAAGAGGTAACAGATTTTAATCCTGAGTATGCTACATGTGCCAATGGAGCACAGTATAGAAAGGATGTACGTGGATTCCTACCAGAGTTGATGGATAAGATGTATGGTGATAGAGTGGTGTTTAAGAAACGAATGCTTGCAGCTAAACAAGAGTATGAAAAGAATCCCTCCAACACACTTACGAAAGAGATTGCTAGGTGTAACAATATCCAGATGGCAAAAAAGATTGCCCTTAATAGTGCTTATGGTGCTATCGGCAATCAGTACTTCCGTTATTACAAACTTGCTAATGCAGAAGCCATTACTTTGTCTGGCCAAGTATCCATACGTTGGATAGAGAATAAAATGAACGCAAAGGTCAATAAGATCTTAAAAACAGAAGGTGTTGATTATGTTATTGCTTCGGATACTGATTCCATCTACCTTAATCTTGGTCCTTTGGTTGACCGTGTATACGAGGGAAGAGAGAAAACTAATGAGGGCGTTGTCACGTTCCTTAATAAGGTGTGTGAAAATGAATTTGAACCTTTTATTGAGAGTTCTTACCAAGCGTTGGCCGACTACGTAAGTGCCTATGACCAGAAGATGCAGATGAAGCGAGAAAACATCGCAGAGAGGGGTATATGGACTGCTAAGAAGCGATACATCTTGAATGTATGGGATAGTGAAGGTGTCCGATATGAAGAACCCAAACTTAAGATGATGGGTATTGAGGCAGTCAAATCCTCCACACCTGCACCTTGTCGCACCATGATTAAGAATGCTCTTAAGATTATGATGAATGGTACAGAGGAAGAAGTAATCGACTTCATTGACAAGTCAAGAAAGGAGTTTAAGAAACTTCCACCCGAAGATATTGCCTTTCCTAGATCAGCCACTAATGTTGTTAAGTATCAAGCACATTCTACAATATATGCAAAGGGAACTCCTATACATATACGTGGTGCATTATTGTACAACCATTATGTTAAACAACATAAGTTGGATAATAAGTACTCTCTCATTCAAAATGGCGAGAAGGTTAAGTTCTGCTATCTGAAGAAACCAAATATTATTCATGAGAATATTATTTCGTTCATTCAAGATTTTCCTCATGAGATTGGACTTGACATGTATATCGATTATGATCTACAATTTGACAAAGCCTTCCTTGAACCACTCAAGATTATTCTTGATGCAATTGGATGGAATGTAGAGAAAACTGTAAACCTAGAA